CAAGCTCTTCCAGGTTCAGGGATAGTGCCCCCACCTTCTCGTAATCGTTTTTGAGCATTGCCTCATCAAGCCGCCGCTGCACTCTTTCCATTGCCTGTTTATTCAGGCGCGCCGGGGTGCCAAGCTCAGTAATCCGTCCCTCGTAATACCATTTGGAGATTTGCAATTCTCCCTCGTATCCATAGATGGGCTGCCAGAACTCAGAATGCCAGCACTGCAAGTCCAGATTTATCCCGCGCCCGTGCGCGAAGCCGATCCAGAACGCATAGTTGATAGCCTGGTAGTGATATTCAGTTCCGCTGGTCAACTCGCTCCCATATAGGGCAATATCTTCATAGCCCAAATGGATTGCCAATGCCAGCGCCATTGCCGGGGTGCTCCTCAGGTAGCGGTATGGGACAAGTTTAAGCACTTCCTCTAGCGGATAGCGTACTGAATTGGGTACGCGCTCATCCCGCTCGATCATCCATATCTGCTTACCTGGACCGTGGTTCTGCTGCAACCATTTCCAGTGATCCTTGTTTACCCAGTTTTCATCAGACGAGTAAACTTCGGGCTGGTGCATCTGGAAAGAGGCATCCCAGCGGCGGTATACCTCGGGTTTTTGCGGGCTCTCATTAAAGAGCCAGATTTCATATTCGTTATTTTTGTAGGGAGCAAACTCCCGTGTTGCCGGATGGCTCCCCACGATTGCTAGTTTTCGGTTGGGAGAGGTAGAAACCCTCTCCCAACCATTGTTTTTCCAGGTCAATACTCCCGACCCTTTCACGGTTACGCAGAAGCGGAAGCCGTTGCCGAGATATGCGTCGCCTGCTTGTAGCGTGGCTGGATAAACGCAATCACGGAAGTCAAAAAGTTGGTCATGTCTGGCGTGTCGGTCAAGACCACGCGCACATAGCGGTAATCATTGGCTGCTAAATCGTCCGGGTCGATCTCGATCCACACGTTGACATCATCATCGGTAGATGCGAGTGTGACGCCGGTGGTATCAGCAGTCGTGATTGCCCCCCAGGTATTGGCTCCCGCAACCCCAGAGAGGCGATAGCGGAAGGCGATTGCCGCCTCTACTCCGCCTTCGGCAGTTGCCGCCTGAACGGTAACGACCTCTGAGTCAGTCGCGGTTGCACTCGTGATTGCACCAACCAACACCAGGAAAGCTGCTTTTTGAGCATTGCGCAAATCCACATAGCCGGTGGTCGTAATGGTGCTGGCGATATCCTGTGGAGACAGGAGCGGGACGATATTGTCGTATTGCACAAACGGGTTCATTTTAATTTACCTCCTCATCTCCCTATGCGCTCGCGGCCGTCAGAACGACAAACGGCGACAGGGTATTGCCCGCATCAAACGGGGTCAATGCCGAGTTCCACAGCGGTTGCCCATCTGTCCGATAGATGAAACGAAAAGCAGTCTCATCGGTCAAAAACTGGACGTGGATGGATGAGGCCGACTGAACTCCGCCCTTGCGGATGGTCTGATACTGGGACATCGAAGCCAGCATTAGATCGCCCGTGGTGCCGAGCGCGGCGGTGTACTCCGTCTCGATATATGGTTTCCCATAGATCGTGAATGACGGATCGCCTTGCGCGCCGCCATTCACCGGGAGCAGCAACGGGAAGTTACCGATAACCAGGTTGATGAGCTGCGGGAAGATAGACGAGTTGGCGAACCAGACATAGTCGTTTACCCCAGCCCAACGCCGTGACCACATGTTGGCGATATCGGTTGCATCGATCTCGTTAGCATCGATACGGGTTACACTCACCAGGCATGGCGAGTTCATGACGCCCAGGGGCTTACCCGCGCCATTGCCATTGATATACGCATCCTCAACCTGGAAGCGGAGCTCCTCGGGAACGGTGCGGTTCAGCCAGGAGGCCAAAGCGACCGTATCGGCCAGTTGCTCATCCGTTGCGTAGCACAGAGCTGCCACCTTTTTGAGCTTCAATTCCATCTGGCGAAAAGCAGGCCTGCTTGCCGTGATAGTACCGGCCTCGGCAACCCAGTAGCCACGCAGCCCACCCCAACGCGAGCCAGTGGCCCGGCTGGTTTCGTTCACCGCGTTATACAGCATGGAGTTGGAGTTCGGCCCGATCTCATCAGCGGCGACACGCTGCAAAACCTCGCCAGCCTTATACATCCGCTCGATGATCCCGCTTGCGACCTGCGGCGCCAGTAGATAGCCGCCATCAGCAGGCACGCCCTCCGAAAGGCCAGTGGCCTTAAGTGAGCGCAGGCGCGCATCCTCGTTCCCGGGGTACAAGTATGCAGTTTTGACGGCTGCAAAATACTCGCCCGCCGGAAACGGTTGGTCTGCCTCGTCTATGGTGACTTGTACGCCACCATCCTTGACGGCGGGCAGTTCCTTCAGCGCCTTTTCGACGCCGGCCTTGATCGCGGCTTCAACATCCACGGGGGATGTCGACTGAATGTCCTCAAATAACTCGATCCGAGATTTCAGGGCTTTCGCCTCTTCCATCAGCTTTTCGAGCTTCTTTGCCTCGTCCTCGGAGAGATCGGACTTTTCAGCCAGGGCCTTGATTTCGGCTCGTAGCTTTTCGTACTTCTCTTTGAGGTTCATTTGTAATTCCTCCCTAAAGTGTTTCCAAAAATGCCTTTGCCCGCAATTGGACAAAGTTTCGTTTCCCCTCTATTTCCTCGCCGTCTTGCGCCGCCGGTGTCGCGTCACCAGCCGGATCGTCATCCATAGGCAATTTATCGAGTGGAGTAATGCTCAATGATTTGAGCGGTACTGCTGTATTTCGTGGCTCCGCTGGGATGATGGTCAAGGTATCGTCCAATCCCAGTGGCCAGTATTTGATCCAGGTTGCCTTACCCTTCTTCTCCAGTTGCACAAGGTTGGGCAATGTCCCCGACGACCATCCGAGCTTTCCTCGTTCGGCCAAGGAATAAAGAAATTGCTCGTATTTATCCCGCCTCTTCAATTGGGTCTCTGCCCAAATCCCGAAATCATCCGTCTTGTGTATCGCTTTGCCCAGTACGCGCTTACTCAATACCGGATCAAGGCCATGCTCGAAATAAACCGTCCCGGTTTCAGCATCACCGAAATCGGTATCTTTAGTAAAGAACTCGCCTGTTAGATCAGGGTCTTTGTCCGTAGTAAAGCGCACCAGGTAGCCGCCGATTTTGCCATCCCCCAGGGCTTTGACTGCCTCACCAAAGTACACCAGGGTTTCCTCATTCAGGGACTTCCCCTCCCACATGCTGTTGCACATGGCAACGGCCATATCTTGGTTTTCGGCGCTGCCATCGTGCATGACCATTGGGATACAGCGGCTAACGAAATCCTCTCTGCTTTCCCCCGCGTTCGGTGTTGGCATTACATTTCCTCCCTACAAACAAAAAAGCGGTGCTCACGGGTTTTATCCCGCAAGCCACCGCTCAATAGCGTTTGCTCGCCTTACAATAAGACCATGCCAGAGCCTTGTCTTATTGCGTTATTATCCACTGTGTCTAATTATACACCATTTTTTACTGTACTAACCGATATACTA